GGAGCTCGATATATATTGATCGAGACAATCAGTTCAGAAATTGTGAGCGTACTTGGGAGGAGCAAACTGGCTAGCCAATTTCGATCGGTCATAAATGGGGACCCAATTCTCTTCTGAATAACCCATCTTCATCATGCGCTTCTTCAACTCCGGATCGCGCCACAATTCGTCAACCTTCATTATCTCCGTGAGCTCGGGATCTGGATTCCCTCTAGCCTTATACATTTCATCAATAAGGAAATTGAGATAATCCCATGCAGCAAGATTAGTGCCAGCAGAATCGACAAGAAGGCCAATCCATCTGCTGACATAAGTAAGATAATGCTCTGGACGACTAACCGCAGTTATGCTCTTGCTAAAGTAGTCAATCGTGTCGCGGAAAGGCATTGCGATCCTCTTAATCCCTGGCCCCCCATTTCGGGGCACCTCAACCTCAAGAAAGTAGCGCTTAAGGTAATTGACTCCAGGTTTTCCAACAATCACAGTGTCATAAGTCTTCCCCCCACACCTCTTGTTAACAACCCTGGTGAAGAACTCACCAGATCCATGAACGAATGTCTCGTCCTGCTTGATCGTCATACCCCAGCGATCACGGAAGTGCCCCTCAATCACCCCAAACTTGAGGTAACTAACATCATCAGAATTCCCTATGGGTACAGTAACAAGCTTCAAAACCTCCCAAGGCATACTGATGAGGATATTATCCCCATAGATTCTGCATTTCTTTGGATGGTTAAGAAACGCCTGGAGAAGGTCAGGTTTGCATTGGGCAACAAGAAAGTCCTCAATGTGGTAGAACAAGCACCTAACAACAAGATCAACGTACATGGAGTCCCCCCACGACGTTCCATAGAGGCCAGAGAACATAACCCCGACGACCCAACGATAATCACGACCAGTCCACTTAACTAAAGTTGTTGCAATGTCATCTGCAGAATTGGTCATAAAGGCTTTAAGCACATGATAGTACTCAGCATCACCTGCGGGATTGTACATGGCCATTGGAAGCGAGAACAACAGAGTCAAAATGGAAGCCATAAGGGACTGATCAAGCTTCGAGATGTCGGTAGAAAACCATCCAGTCTCAGGGTCCCACGCGCACATGTCCTTCGCAACTTTATTAGCTCCCCCACCCTTCCAGGAGTGGCCAATCCCAATATTTCCCTGTTCGTAAAATTGCGGAAAGACGGCCCCATAAACGAGTTTGTCAACAAAAAGTCGTATCATCGAGAGGATAAAGAACACTCGAACCTTGGTACCATCAACAGTGTGGTCACGAACTTCAGGCTTAACAGCAATCTTTGCCGCAAGGGTCGGAAACCAAGACCTATCATAGATTCTCTGCTGAAGTCCCGCCGCAACCCGCTTGGCGATCTTCTCAACCTCCAGGGC